CCTTTACCAGTCGTAGCACCGACAGTGCCCGTGATAGCTTTGGTAATCTTCTCAGCACCAGTGGTGCCTGTGGCAGAGGCAGTAGCCCATGTACCGATAGCCAGAGCACTAACATCGGACACCCCAAGGGCTTCCAACTTAGCTTCTGTCAGCACAACACCATTGGTGCCAGGTGCTGTACCACCGATAGCCACTGTACCAGCAGCAGAAACTACAAACACTTCATCAATTACCAAGGTAGCCTTACGAAGCAAAGCTCGCTTAGGAACCTTAACGGTAGGAACAAAGCCGCTGTTAAGCATCTCACCAGTCAAGTCGTAGGTGTAAGTTTGAAGACTACCATCAGTAGTTTCAACACCTACGGAACCACCAGTAGCCCGAGGGCCATACTGATTGTATACGCCGATACCAGCTGTATTTTCGTAACTCATAAATTCTCCTTATTAGATTTTAGTGGCAGAAGTGATGACAATACCGAGAGTGTCAACACGTTGAGCACCAAAGCCCCAACGAGCAGAAGTAACGAATTCGTCACGGCGCAAATCTTTATTACGCTCACCTTCCACCTTAGGCATCCGACGCCATGCACCCATAATAGGCTTGGTATTATCATCAGCCAAAGACATGAAGATATTAGCCACTGCACCCGACACCGAAGTAGTACCATCACTGAATGTACCAGTGGGCAAGCGGTTAGATGTGATGATGTTCCAGCCATACAGGTTCATCAGGAACTGGTGGTCACGATCAAAGCCGGACTCCAGAATCTTCTGGCCAAATGGGGTGACATCACGACCCAAGGACACTTGACGATCAAGGGTTGCACCAACCACAGGATCAACGATAGCGATACGACCAGCCATTGGAACATTAGCTTTATCAAAAGCCAACTTCATCTTAATCAGATGATCCAATTGAATGGTGTTCTCACTACCAGCAGTTGCTACAGCAGAGCTGATACGGTGAGCAAAACCATTGATGGTGTTTGCATTAGCATCAGTTTGAGCCGTATTACACTTAGCCAAGAAGCGGGATTCAAACACTTCTTGAATAGCACGGGTAGATTCCGAAGAACGACCAGCCATCAAAGCTTCAACTTGAGCACCATCTTCACGCAACTCATCCGTAACATACCAAGCATCGCCGACATAATCGGAGATGGTCATGGTGATGGTACCAGATTCAATTGGGCTGTAATCGAATGGAACTTCTTCAGCACCATCTTGAATAGTAACAGAACCAATGGTTTTGATATTCAGAGTGGTGCCAGAACCGAAGTCCGATACGTTACGGTAGAAGGAGCCGGGGAGCATACCATCGTGCAGATTACGGAGTAGAAACGCCGAGTATTGTTCTGCTTCAATGAATGCTGTAGAATTAGCGCGATTTTGCGACATTACAGATTATCTTTCTTATTTATTAAAAAATGCTGCATACACTTTAGGGTCAGACAAATCATGTACTGACTTGCCTTGTGCATGGAGTTCATCAACCATACTACGTGATGCCCGAGATTCAGCCATCAAGTCCTGCGAGGTTGCACCAATCAAGGCCGGAACTTTATTCCGACCAATGAACGATTGCTGGTTTGGAGTGAATGCTCCGCTGTTAACAGACGATTGGGGACTATTAGGTTGCTGGGTAGCACCTTTAACTCCAACCATCTCCAAGACCGCTTTAGGAGTTTTAGCAGCTAGTGCATTAAACTCTTGAACAGTCATTCCCAAATCTTGAGCTTTCTTATAGAAAACTGCTTCAGCATTGGTTCCGTATGTACTTTGCATTGCTGCAACTACACTACCAATATTCTGTTTCTGAAGAGCTTCTTGTTGTGTACGCCCAAGGGTACGGGAAACAATTTCAGCAACTGCCTCTTCAGAAAGCCCAGCAGCAACTGTGGGTGCTACTTGAGTATTCGTCTGAGTGAGAGTTTGAAGTGTACGCTCTAGTTCTGCAATCTTATCAGATTCCTTCTTCGCTATTTCCAATTCTAGTTCCCGTTCTTTCAACTGAGTTGTGAGCTGCGGAATATATGTTTGCGAATGTTGTAAAGCTGTAAGAGCGTCTTCAAGAGATTTATACTTCTGCTCTCCTCTCTCGTTCTTAATTGATCCAAGCAGGTTTGCAAGTGGATCAGCATTCTGAGAGTTAGGGGGATTGCCTGTCCCACTGTTTGGTTGACTACCAGCTGGTGGCTGATTGCCTTCTGTATTACCAAAGATAGATGTCTGTTCTGACATTATTACTTTCTATTTGTTGACAGTTGAGTAGGTTGTACTCACTATAAAATTCTGTTACGAATAAGAGAGATTAATCACTTCTCTCTATTTCTAATATATACTAACTAATACACTCTTCGATTGTATATTCTAATATATACTATAGTAATACTTATATCGTAAATTTGATTACTTCTCGACAGGAGAATTAGCAATTAGTGCAATTACTTCGTAAATAGCTCTTTCGTAACCAATTCCATCTGCTTGTTGATATGCCCAAGCAGGATTTTCGTAATTGGACTTAGAGCGTAAAGACGTATTAATCGTAGAGAGTTTATCGTTTAGGAGTTCTGTAAGCTTTGAACGGAGATGAGAAGAAGCGATAAACTCCTTCTTCATCTCAGTCTTTTGCTCTACAGTACAGCCTTTAAGCCATACAGTTTTCATTATTGTGGAATAGGTGTAGATTGTTCAACTTCAAGGTCTTCACCAGCTTGGTTAGACAATCGAGCAGTTTCTTGTTGTTCAAACACAGCTACGTTAGGCTGGAAGAGCTGGTAACGATGTAGACCTAACACCTCTTCAACAAGCGTTGAAAGGGCTTTAGAACTCGTATGAGGAGCAATCTGTTGCCAGATAGGAGTGTTAGCGATACCGTTCAAATTCTGAACAAGCTGAGCTTGAGCAGCAAAGTGTCTAGCACCAATAGGGCGTAATACACCAGAGGCTGTAATGTCTTCTTTCGTAATCTCCATGAAATCGGTTACACCTAAATCATCATCAATCACCCGGATTACATCCATGCCATCAAGATTACGCTTAGACACCTCTAGCATGGCGTTTAAAGCCCGTTCTAGCAGCTCAATTTCAAAGGTTGATACCTTCTCCTGGAAAATGCGTCCAGCGGCGTTACCGAGCTGTTGTACCTCGAATGCTGTCTTCTCTCCAGCTGAACGAATACCCATTGCTTCCCTAGGAGCTCCAGCATATTGTTCCATACGCATTTCGAGCTTATCAATGTTATTCTCAGAAGCTATCACCCATTGAGCACCACGTCCCAATTCAGTTACAGTTCCACCTTCGTCCAAGTGAATCTCAGCTCCCGGTTCATATTTAAACTCTTCCACATCTCCAGCAATAACCAATGGAGGCATCACACCTAAGTCCATTGCATCAGCTTTTAGATTCTCTAGGTGGTCAATACGATACTGCATCCCTACAAGGTTCTCTAAAGGCCCCATAGCCCATAGATTATCAGAACGGGTACGCCAGCCTACGTGGTAGATTGGAGCGTGTCCTAGCCACGATGGGATGTCTCTATCGTCCAACACCCACATGCGATCCGCAATGGTGATTTGTTTATTACGAGAGAGCTTGCCAGTAGCTTGATTATAGATGTCACCATAGAAAGTGAGGAGTTCGACATAACCACTTTGAAGGTAATCGAAATAATTACCAAAGCCATCCATCTCAAAGCCTTCAGCCTTATCCATATCTTCCATCTGAGATTGCCCAGAAGTAGACAGCATGCGCTCACGCTGTTCCAAAGCTTTCTTCAGATAAACATCTTCTGGATTATCTTGAGATTGAGCAACAAGTTCACCAATCGTCTTAATAGATCGTACAATCTTAAAGCTCTTCAGGAAGTCAGAAGCTACAGGATTGAATACAATATCTAGAGGGCTAATACGATGAATCTTAGGGCCTTGATAGATAGGACTCTTATTACCCTTCTCATCTTCTTTATAGGAAGCCTCATAATCGACGCTAGCGAAGGAATTACCATAATCGATATAGTCGTATAGGAGCTTGCTAATTTCGCCTCTAAAGCCGTTTATACGCGTCTTGTTAGCCATGTACGCTTCAATAGCCCTCACCTTCTTCTTCATAGCATCACTAGAGCTATAAGCTTCCCACTTCAACCAATTGTCGTTAGGAAACAAAGCATCTCCTT